AGGGCGTTGGATCTAATCCATTCATATGCTTCCGATGGTCTAAGTGTGCTGGTGAAGTTTATGGTCGCGGTCCTCTGATTAACGCCCTATCCGCAATCAAGACAACCAACCTTACGATAGAACTAATCCTTGAAAATGCTCAGATGGCTATCTCTGGCATCTATCAAATGGAAGATGACGGAGTAATTAACCCGGATACTATTAACTTGGTCCCCGGCACGATCATTCCGAAAGCAATGGGTTCAAGCGGATTGCAGCCTATTCAAGCTGCTGGGAGTTTTGATGTAGCGCAATTAATTCTTTCAGATATGAGATTGAATATTAAACGCGCCCTCTACAACGACATGCTTGGCAACCCTGACCGAACACCAGCTTCCGCAACTGAGGTCGCTGAACGTATGGCTGATCTGTCTCGCCGTGTAGGTTCAGCCTTTGGCCGATTGCAAGCAGAGCTTGTGCAGCCAGTATTGCAGCGCGTCATTTATATCCTTAAAAAACAAGGGCGTATAGATATACCCACTATCAACGGGCGTGAGGTAAAGGTTAAGTCCGTTTCGCCCCTCGCGCAGGCGCAATCAAATGCAGATATTACATCTGTTTCTCGCTTTATGGAGCTTGCTCAATCAGCGTTTGGACCTGAGCTTACTCAAGTATTGGTCAACTCAGAAGAGACCGCTGCATACCTTGCGAAAAAATTTGGTGTACCTGACACCTTGATTCGTGACGAATCAGAGCGTAGAGAAATAGTTGCAATGATGCAGCAAATGTCACAGCAGCAACAAGCTGCACCAGAGGCTGCACCACAACCGTTGGAGTAGCTTTTGGAAAAAGCCAAGATCAACGTGGGCGTAGATGGTATTCAGCGCCCACAGGCAAAAGACAGAGAGATCAGCCTTAATGTTGCTGAAGTATTTAGCAAGCCAGCAGGCAAGGCTGTCCTTCAATACCTTCGGTCTATAACTATTGAAATGGTTAATGGGCCACATGTTTCAACAGAAGAACTGCGACACTTGGAAGGCCAGCGTTATATCGTTGGCCTTATTGAGTCTCGTATAAATCATTCCCATAAGGTGAAAAACAATGTCTGAAGAAAACACACTTCTCGATACTGAAGCCACTACTGAAGCACCAGTAGAGGATCAGGTAGAAACTACAGAGCAAAGCGCAGAAGCAGATGCTGCGGAAGAATTACTTGCTGGTAAATACAAGACAGCAGAAGATTTGGAGAGTGCTTATAAAAGCCTTGAGTCAAAGATTGGCGAAAAGGAAGACGCCATTCGTGAGCGGCTAAAAGAAGAAATGAGCCAGCCCAAAGAGGGTGTGCCTTTGAGTGCTGGTGAATATGAGCTTCCTGACTTTGTAGACGAGTCAGAAGCCGTAGGGAACGAAGCACTAAAGAGCTGGTCAGAGCATTGCTTTGAGAACGGTTACAGCAACGAGGAATTCCAAAAGGGATTAGAGCTATACATGAATTCAATGCCACAAGAGCCAGACCTTGAAAAGGAAGCTGGTAGCCTTGGTGACAATGCAACTGCTCGAATTGAATCAGCTTCATTGTTTGCAAATAAGTTCTTCCCAGAAGAAGCTATGCCAGCAATCGAGCGTATGTGTGAAGGCGCAGATGGGATTATTGCACTTGAAGCAATCATGGCGGCAATGAAGGAGCCATCAATGGGTACGCCCACTGGAACCGCAGATGCAATTAGTGAGGCATCGTTAAATGAAATGATGCGTGACGAGCGTTATTGGAACCCACGGACAAGGGATGATAACTTTGTTAAGCAAGTAGACTCTGGGTTCAAGAAACTTTATGGCTGAAATCAAAGTATTAACTAGAGGTAAGTACTACCTTACTCCACTTTCTGAGGCGCATGTTGAGGAACTTTGCGCCTCATTATCTGCTGAGAGCAAACATGAGTTAGCTTGCTTAGGCTACTCCACTGTCACTGAAGCGCTCGATGACATTAAAGATCAGTCCGAGTGCTATGTAGCAAAGTCAGAGGGTGGACCTATCATCTGCATAAGCGGATTATTTATAGGATCAAGTATACAATGCCCTCAAATGTTTACAATGTTTACGGACGAAGTGCGTACAAACTTTCAGGTAATGGCGCGTGGCTCTAAAATGTTAGTAAACTTCTTCGATCAAACATATCCCTCTATGCGCATGTCTATACTTAGCGACTTTACAACTATGTTGGACTGGGCTGCGTGGCTTGGGTTTGCAGTTAAGGGAACTGTAACCTACAATAAAAACACATATATTGAATTTGTGCGTTTCAATCCTAAACAAAAGGATGTTTCACATAAACCATCAAGGCCCGTAATGCACTGAGAAGCCCGAAAGGATACCTTCAATGACGATGTTGAGCGGACACCCAAGATGCAAAACTAAATGAACTCAAACAAAGGACTGTTCAAATGGCTAACACAATTGACGTAGCATTTATCAAACAGTTTGAAACCGATGTGCATCTTGCCTACCAGCGCATGGGTTCCAAACTTCGCAATACAATTCGTACCACAAACACTTCTGCTTCTGTTTCCCGCTTTCAGAAGATTGGTACAGGCGCAGCCTCCACTAAGTCACGCAATGGTAACGTGAGCACTATGGAATTGGCGCACACCACAGTTGAAGCAACAATGGCTGACTTCTACGCTGCTGAGTACATTGATAAGCTTGACGAGCTAAAGATCAATATCAACGAGCGTCAAGCTGTTGCTGAATCCGCTGCTTCTGCATTGGGTCGTAAGACTGATGAAATCATCATCACCGCAATGGACGCTGGTGCAAACGCAACTCAGATCGCTGACACCTCTGGTGCATTGGCTAAAGCTGACTTGCTTACATTGTTCCAAACTTTTGGGGCAGCCGACATTCCAGAAGATGGACAGCGTTATCTTGCTATGTCCCCTGCTGGCTTTGCTGACTTGTTTAACATTAACGAGTTTGCTTCTTCGGACTATGTAGGCCCACAGCAACTTCCGTTTGCTGGCGGCATGACAATGAAAGAGTTCTTGGGCTTCAAGATCTTCTCAACATCTGCTGTAGCTGGTGGCAAAAACTTTGCTTACCACATGCGGGCTGTTGGCTTGGGTGTTAACTCTGACGTTAAGACTGAAGTTAACTATGTACCTGAAAAAGTCGCACACCTTGCCACATCAATGATGTCAATGGGTTCTGTTGTCATTGACGACAACGGCGTCTACGAGGTTCTCGACAATAACTAAGTTGATTGGGGGAGCTTAGTCTCCCCCTTTCTTGCAGCTTGGAGCATTTACATGGCCGTACTAAGTACATCTGCTAATACCCCAATTGACGTATCAAGTAGGGCTCTCATCTTAATCGGTGCAGACCCTATTACTTCTTTTGAGGATGGGACAAGTGAGGCTCTTATTGCTGCAAATATGTATGAAGACATTGCACGATCAGCATTGGTAAATTGCCGCTGGCGGTTTGCAACAAATCAATCTGTATTAAATAGATTAAGCGAAGCGCCTACTGGGCGTTACACTGCTGCATATCAAGCGCCTTCTGACTCTCTTATGCTTCATGCCGTGACAGTTAATGACTTTAACATTGAATACCAAACCTACGGCGACAAGATATATTGCGATACGGACACAACGTCTGAAGTTGTTCTTGACTACACGTTCAGGGCCAGTGAGCAAAACTGGCCTTCATATTTTGTAGTGGCTGTGCAGTATGAGCTTGCGTCAGTGTTTGCCGCAGCTTTAGCACAAGACGCTTCCTTAGCGCAGCTAATGGGACAGCAAGCACAGTTTGCAATGATGAAAGCCAGAACGCTTGACTCACAACAGCAAACAACTCGCAAGCTATCTACATCAAGGTTTATTGCTGAAAGGCGCAGTTAATGCAGAAGGTTCGTGTTCCAGTAACAAACTTTTCTTACGGAGAGGTTAGCCCTTCTCTGTATTCACGAACTGATTCAGCGGTCTATACTGGCTCGGCTCAACGTATTGAAAACTTTTTCCTTCGCGCAGAGGGCGGCGTTATTAAAAGGGCTGGCCTTAGAGCGGTTTATAGAAATGACATTGTCATAGACTCAACAAAAACACAGCAATCAAGGTTGTTGCCTTTTATATTCTCAGATGATGAGCGTTATGTCGTTTCTCTTGAGCACGAAAAAGTAAAGTTTTTCTTTATTGATCCCACAACTGGTGTACTTGATATTGCTGCAACAATAACTCAAGACATAAACGGTAACCCTTTAAAATTTACTGACACATTTTTGCATGAGTACACTTTTACTCAAGCTGGTGATGTTATGTTTATTTGTCATCCTACATTCATACCTCAACAAATTGTCCGCACAAGCCTTAGCGACTTTCAAGTGGAGCCTTTTGTTTTTGATGCTAGGTCTGACTTAACAAAAGTATATCAACCTTATTACAACTTTCATCGCCAAGGTACTACGCTAGAAGTTTCTGCAACGCAGGGTAATGGGGTCACTCTAACGACATCAGACCCATATTTTGCTACAAACGGAGACCATGATGGTATCACTCTTCGTTATCATGGCGCTGAAATAGAAATAACTTCCGTACAAAGCGAAACTCAAGCTACAGGTAATATATTTGATACCTTAAGCGTGAGATTGGGAATAAATGCTTTTAGTACAACAGAGCAGCAAGCTGACATTGAAGTAACTATGGTCAAGCATGGCCTATCTATCAATGATTCGGTTACAGTTTCACACGCGGGTAGCGTTGGTGGTATTTCTGCCAATCAAATTAATGGCACTAGAACTGTTTCTGAAATTGTTGATGACAATAAATTTGTTATAACAGTAGGGTCAAATGCCAATTCTTCTGAAATTGGTGGCGGTACACCCAAGATCACAACAAAAGCCCCAACAACCTCTTGGGAAGAGCAATCATATTCTGTTCTTCGAGGGTTTCCGGGGGCAGTTACATTTCATGAAAACCGTTTAGTTTTTGGTGGTACACTATCCCAGCCGGATTCAATTTGGTTTAGCAAAAGCGGGGAGTATTACAACTTTGATGTTGGTACTGCAAAAGATGATGAAGCTATTCATATCACTGCTAGCATTGGTGAGATTAACCAGATTCGTCACTTAGTGTCTAATCGTGATCTACAGGTTTTCACAGCAACTTCTGAAATGTATATTCCATCGTTTAGCAACCAGCCGATTACTCCGACAAACATTATTGTGCGTAGGCAGACCCCATTTGGTTGTGACTTTGTTCGGCCTCAACCGTTAGATGGCGCCACCTTGTTTGTGCAAAAGGGTGGAGCGATTGTAAGAGAGTATGTATTTTCTGATACAGAAGCAGCTTATGTAGCTTCACCAATATCGCTTATCTCTTCGCATCTTATTAAGACGCCAATAGAAATGAACACAATGTATGGCGCCATGAGCCGCTCAGAAACCTATGTGTTTGTTACAAATTACAATGGAACAGTTTCAGTTTTCAACTCTAACAAGGGTGAAGACCGTGCAGGATGGACAGAGTTTACAACTCAAGGGTTTTTTAATTCTACTGTAACTATTGATGATCGTGTATTTGCTAGCGTGATATATGATCAAGGCGATAATGTTGAAGTGTTTGCTATATGTGAGTTTGATGAAGCGTATAACACTGACATTTCTAGCATCTACAGTGGGACCGCTGGAGTTTTTGATGTATCTGATTATTATGAAGACGGTGCTGTACTCAATGTTGTAGACCGTAATAACTATGTTGGTGAGTTTACTGTTGTTAATGGAGAGATAGACGCATCTGCTATTGATCCTAACTTAACTGAAGCAGAAATAGGTTTAAAGTTTAATGTAACTTTAACAACAAATCCCTTAGATATTGCTACTGGTTCTGGTCCTGTTACTGGTACACCTCGTCGTATAGGAAGCGTGGTTGTTGATCTTCATAACACTCTGTCGGCCACAGTAAATGGTGCAAACTTAGTTCTAAGAAATGTAACTGATGACCTTTCATTGCAAGTCAACTCGTTCACGGGCAAGAAAGATTTCCGTCTAATGGGGTATAGTAGAGACCCACAGATTACAATTACACAATCTGCCCCGCTTGCACTGCAAGTTAATGGCATAGTTGCGGAGTTAACATTCTAATGGACCCTTTTACCGCCTTTCAAATTGGAGCTACTGTTCTTGGCATCTCTGGTCAGAATAAAGCAGCATCTGCTCAACGGTTGCAAGCTGAACAGCAAGCAAGGCAAATGGAAATTGATCGGCAGGTAGCCGAAGTGCAAGCTATGCAGCAGCGCAATCAAAGGATTGCTGACTATAACACTGCGCGATCTACAAATAATGCTCAGTTTTCTTTTCAGCTTGGGGGTGGAGAAAGCTCTAGCCTTGCAGCGTTTGAGCAAGAGCAAAGATTAACTGTAAGTTCTGACATTGCAGCTAGCCAGCTCCAATCTTTCTTAGATCAAAGCAGCAGAAGCGTTGCTTCAAGAATTGAAATACAACGCGGTATTAATGCAAGTAGAGTTGGCAGCATAAACAGCTTAACGATGCTTGCTCAACTAGGTGCAGATCTTTCTAAGACCTATACTCCAACTGCCTATACTCCAACTCCCTATGTCTTTATTCCCGACCCTGCAACGCCTGTAAAATAGAGAGCTATTACAATGCCGATAATAAGAGAGCAACGAAGAATCTTTAATCAGCCAATCGGTGTGCGTAGCTTTGACACTGGCGAAGCTCAAGTTGGCAACGCTGT